CCGTCTATCCTGCGAAACGCAGGAATTCAAATCATCGGATCACGATCAAGCTATAAGCGAACAGTCGAATGGCGAAAAGTGTCAGGGTTTGAAGTGCTGGATAGTAAAAAGTGGGCTGGTCGTTTCATTCCTATTGTTCCTGTTTATGGTGATCAAGTCATTATTGACGGCAAGCGAGATCGTTTTGGGTTAGTCAGATTCTCGCGTGATCCTCAGAAGATGTACAATTTCTGGAGGACCGCAATGACTGAATCAATTGCTATGGCACCTAAAGCCAAGTGGTTAATGGCTGAGGGTCAAGATGAAGGCCATGAAAACGAGTGGAATCAAGCTAATGTATCAGCAACAGCTACACTTCGCTATAAGCAGACGGATGTTGACGGCAGATCGGCGCCTGCACCTCAACGGTTGCAACCAGAACCGCCTCCTTCCGGTGCGATGGAAGCTGCATCAGCTATCTCCAATGACTTGCAGACTGTTCTTGGTATATTCGATCCTGAGACAAATGTTAGCGGCGGCGGTCCTAAATCAGGCCGTGCAGTACGTGCTGAACAGCAGCAATCAGAGATGGGCAATTTCCATTTATATGATAATCTGACGCGATCATTAAATCATTGTGGTCGCATCATCCTTGATTTAATACCTAAAATATACGATTCTCAGCGAATTATGCGTATAATCGGAGATGACGGAAAGCCTGATTTAGTGACTATCAATGAAAGTCAGGATCAGGAAGCGATTGGTAAGATTGAAAATGATGTAACCGTGGGAAACTATGACATTATTATGGAGACTGGTCCAGGTTATAACTCGAAACGCGCTGAGTCTGTTGACGCTCTTATGTCTTTGGTTTCAAGTGATCCTACACTTATGCAGACTTGTGGTGATCTTATTTTTAGGAATATGGACTTTCCTGGCGCTGATATTATTGCAGATCGTCTCGCTTCTGCTAATCCGATGTCTCAGGTAGATGAGCAGTCAGAAGTACCGCCAGCAGTACAGATGCAGATTAAACAGTTGCAGACTCAGTTACAGCAAGCTATGCAGCATATACAGCAACAGGAACAAGTGATTAAATCTCGTTCTGATTTGAAACAGATGGAAGAATCGGCAGAAACGCAGCGAGAGCATATGAGATTGGTTGTCAAAGCACATGATACTGAATCATGGGTTAAGGAAGAAAGAGACCAATTTAATGCTCAGGTAACATCAAAAGCGCATGAATCGGCTATTGGATATAAGAAGGCTATGGATGTTGAGGAAGTACGCGCACAGTTAGCCTTGTTACTTGCCAGAATGGGCGATATTGACGAATCTAAAGATGGTGCGTTAAGAATGGAATAATTCTTTGATTGATAAGTGGATAGATCAATCAATGCGGTGTAAATAATCCCCTACTTGACGGGAAGTCATGCAACTAGGAGTAAATGATGGCAGATGACGTTATAAGCGTTAATAGTACGAATGCAGCAGAGTTTTATGCAGCAAAATTGAATCCTTCTAATGCTTTCCCTGCTGATCCGGTCCAGATCGAGTCAGCAACTCAGGAAACAGTTGAACCAGTTGTAAAGACTGATCCTGTTGAACCTGAATCTTCTTTAGAAGTTGAGACAATTGAGCCTAGTGATCCTGCGATAGATACGGATGAACAGAGTAAGGTTGATCCTAAGTTACAGAAACGTTTCGATAAGTTGGCCTTTCAGCGTGAGGAAGCAAAGCGTGATGCGATTGTTGAACGCACGAAAAGGGAAGAGTTAGAGAAACGGTTGCAAGCGTTAGAAAGTGGCGGAAAACAGATTGAGCAAGTAGCTCAGATTGATCCCAATGCCAAACCATTGCCTAACCAGTTTAGTGATGCATACCAATACGCTGAGAAATTGGCTGAATGGAGTGCTAACCAAGCAATATTAAAACGTGATGCAGAGATAGCGCAACAGAACGCAAATAAGGCATGGAATGATCGTAAAACAGCGACCATTGCAGAATTGCCTGACTATGCGGAAGTAGTGGATAACAGCTCGATAATGATCTCAGATCAGGCTCGGGACGCAATCCTAGATAGTGAGATAGGACCAAAGATTCTATATCACTTAGCGCAAAATCCTGAAATCGCTGAAGCTTGGAAGACTAAAAGCGCACAATCTGTAGTAAAGGAAATTGGCCGTTTGGAAGAAAGGCTATCATCTTCTAAGCCAAGCCCTGCAACTCCTGTATCTAAAATAAGTAACGCACCTGAGCCGATTAGCCCTATACGATCAAAAAGTGCGCCTTCTACTGTTTTAGATTCGACTGGTAATGTAACCGGAAGTTTTGAGGACTTTAAGAAAGCGCGACTCGCAGGGAAAATACGCTAAGGTGAATTTAAATCACTTTATAGGAGTTTCAAATGAGTAATAACTTACTTACCATCTCACAGATTACAAACGAATCTTTGATGGTTCTGGAAAATGATTGCCCCTTCGTTAAATCGGTTAATCGTGAATATGATGCCCAATTTGGTATTACTGGTGCAAAAATAGGTAATACCGTGAACGTCCGAAAGCCTGGACGTTTCATTGGTACGACTGGTCCTGCTCTGAACGTTGAGGACTTCGTTGAATCGAGCGTCCCTGTTGTTCTCACTACTCAATTCCACGTTGATACACAATTCACTGAGCAAGATTTGCTTCTGTCTTTGGGTGAATTCTCGGAGCGTATCGTTCAACCTGCTGTCGCTGCAATCGGTAACAAGATTGATAATGATGGTTTGGCCATGGCCAACTTGAATACAGCTAATATCGTGGGTATTGCTGGGACTGTTCCATCTGGTATTTTGACATATCTGAATGCTGGTGCCTATATGGATGCTGAAGCCGCCCCACGGGATGGTAAGCGTTCTGTATTTATCGAGCCATTCTCTGGTGCTACTATGGTCGATAGCTTGAAAGGTATTTTCTTGCCTTCTACTACCATTAGTGAACAGACTAAAAAAGGTATGATGGGTAAAGATACTGGTGGTATGGATTGGTGCATGGATCAGAACGTAGCTATTCAAACATTTGGCTCATGGGCATCTACTATAGGCGCTATCACTGTCAACGGTGCTAACCAAGGTCTTGCTACCGGCTGGGCTTCTCAGTTAGTGCTGAATATCACATCAACACAGATTGGAACTTTACAAGCTGGCGATACATTCACCATTGCTGGCGTTTATGGTGTTAATCCTCAGTCTCGTAAATCATACGGTAAGCTGCGTAACTTCGTTGTTAAATCCGTAGTCGGTCTGACTGCTGGTAATACAACCGTTACTGTTAGCCCTGCTCTGATCTATGGCGGTCAATTCCAGAACGTGACTATCAGCCCTGCTGCATCTGCTGTAATCACTCCTTTCTCAATCGCTGCTGGTACTGCTAATGCGATTACTTCGGCTCAGAATATTATGTGTCATCGTAATGCATTTACTCTTGCAAGTGCTGATCTTCCTATTCCGGGTGGTGTCCATTTTGCAGGTCGCAGTTCAAGCAAATCAACAGGCTTATCGATTCGCGTAGTTCGTCAATACACCATTAATAACGATGCTATTCCTGCTCGTTTCGATGTGCTGTATGGATGGGCACCGCTGTATCCTGAGCTTTCTTGCCGCGTATCTTGCTAATCTAATTCCCCTGCTTAGGCGGGGGATTATCAATCTATTTAGGAGTATATTATGGCTAATCCAGGCCCAGCATCAACTAATACAGTCAATTATCCACTGACAAACAGCCAGCAATCTGTCATTTTGATTGCTATGTTAAAAGGCGCTCCGGTAAGTGCAACAGGTGATATTTTGATGCCTATTGCTACAGCGCCTATTTTCGCATTTGTACCTACTACGGTGGTTACTACCAATGCAAGCGTATCAATGGCTACCGCAACTCTAGGTATTTATACTTTACCTGCTCAGGGTGGTACTGCGGTATTGACTACTGCTGCATTGACTGGACAGACTACTAATGCGTTTGCATATGTACGTGCTGCGACTGCTGCTGCTCAAGTTTCACCTGCCGTTCAAAATTCTCTCTATTTGAACGTTGGTGTTGCCGTCGCTGGTGGTACTGTTGACGTTTATCTGTACGGTTACAACGTATCGTAATAGTCGGGGGCTTCGGTCCCCTTCTTCAATCTATTTAGGAGGCTATCATGCCAGGAACAACTACCAGTTACGGCAATATTTTATATTCTTGGCTGATTCAGCCTGTTTTAACACCTATCGCAGTAGCAGCTAATACCACTGCTGAACAGTCATTTAATGTGGGTGGTATGCAAACTTCAGATTGCGTATCTGGTTATTTGCAAGGCGTACAAACAGCGGGTATCGGTATTTCAAATATGCGCGTCCTATCAAATGGTGTTTTGCAAATTGGGTTTAGTAATTCTACGGCAGGATCTCTAACTCCAGCTGTGGGACCTTATTTGATCTGTATTTGCCGACCTGAGAATCAGATTCTTCCAACTACTGGGGGGTAATCATATGGCTACGATAATTGTTTATTGTCCTATTGGTCCGACATATGGCGCATCAGTTACTGCTTCGTCTACTGCTGCCGCCAGCGTCCCATTGGATAATCAGTGTATCATGGCTTTTTCCATGTTTTTAAATACTGGCACTGTAGCTGTAGCAGTAAATATTCAGGCGGTTAATAATGCGACTGGATCAGGAACTGCTGTACCTGCCGTATTTCCAGTATCAGGAACGCCACAGCCTGGAACATTCGTATTGCCTGCGGCTATGCAATCACCGATGGTTGTATCTGTTCCTAGCGGATTCAGCTATACAATGATTGGCGCTGGTGCTGGCCCATCTGCTGTTTATATCACGCCAGTAGGTATTCAATGACACAACCATTAGACATCATTACTATGGCCTTACAGGCTATCGGCGCAGTAGCTCCAGGAGATACTGTTCCACCTGAACTAACAACACAAGCATTTAATATGCTGAATATGATGCTTGATCAGGCTAGTAATGATGACTTTATGGTGTTTTCTACGCAGGAAACTTCGCAGGTATTTAGCAATCCGGGAATCAATGTAACTATCGGTATCGGTGGGCAGATTAACGTAGTTAGACCTTTAACTATTCAATCTGCTTTCGCTCGAGTATCTGGAATTGATTACCCTATTCGGGTTATGAATGTCGAACAATATGAATTGATCGGTCTGAAGTCATTAAATGGCCCGTGGCCAACTGCGCTGTATTACAATTCTGGTTCACCTATCGGGACTATTTCGTTATGGCCTAATCCTGCGACATTTGAATTGCATCTGTTTTACAGCCAGTTATTCACACAATTTGCAACCATCAACGATTCTATTGTTTTCCCTCCCGGATATGTGATGTGGATGACATGGGCATTAGCGAAGTTACTTTTACCTTTCTATGGTAAAGCTAGTAATCAAGGATTAGTCGCAATAGTCAGTGAAAACGCGGCTTCTGCAATGGGCGCTATTAAAGGTACGAATATGCAACCTCAGCAGGTTGTACAGTTTGACCGTGCATTATATGGCGGGACTTGTCAGGACGCTGGGTGGATTATGAACGGAGGGTTTTCTTGAGAGTATTTAAGTAAATTAGTATTACGCTCATAGAGTTATTTTTGATTTGGCATATCCAAATACAATTACTTTAAATGATCTAAAGTCTGGAAATGGATTTTTAATGCATAGTTGCGATAATCCAACATGTTGTAATCCAAGGCATTTAAAAGTTTGTACTAAAGCTGAAAATAATAAATATAAAGCAGATAAAGGAAGAAGTAAAAGTTATCCGCAAGATCAAGGTCCTAGATGTAGATTAACCATGGAACAGGCAAGAGAGATAAGACGACTTCGTAAAGAAGAAAATATACCTGCAAGGAAACTCGCTGAAATTTATGAAATACATATATCGTCAATTAAAACAATTATTTCAGGTAAAACTTACCATT